AATAGGTCATAATATAATAGGATTTGATATACCAATTATTAAAAAATTAAAAGGTATAGATCTACATGAAAGTTGTGAAACATTAGATACATTAGTTTTATCTAGATTATTTAATCCTAATAGAGGTAATCCACACAGCTTGAAAGGTTGGGGAGATAAACTTCATTATCCTAAACAAGAACAACCAAACTTTTCTAGATACTCTCCAGCAATGTTGTCCTATTGTATTCAAGATGTTAAATTAAATAATAAAATACTATCTATTTTAAGAACAGAAAGCAAAGGCTTTTCTAAAGAGAGCATTAATATAGAACATAAAGTATCAAAGATAGTTACACAACAAGAGATTAATGGCTTTCTATTTGATGAAAGGGAATCATCTAAATTATTAAGTAGTTTAGTTAAAAGAAAAAAAGAAATAGAAAATAAAGTTCACGAAAAGTTTCAACCAAAGTGGGTAGATGTAAAAGAGATTACACCTACATTAAAAAACAATGGAGAATTATCAAAGTCCGGGCTATCCTCTTATGAATATGCAGATATAAAACTGACAGGAAATATGAAACCTTTTATGAGACAAGAATTAAAAGATTTTAATTTAGGCAGCCGTAAACAAATTGGAGAATATCTAATAGACTTTGGTTGGAAACCCAATAGATTTACACCAACCGGACAACCAATTATAGATGAGAAAACTTTATCTAAAATTAAACACATACCAGAGGCCAACCTAATAGCAGAGTTTTTGTTATTACAAAAAAGAATATCACATATAACTTCTTGGATTGAAGCTACTAAAAAAGACAATCGAGTGCATGGTTTTGTTGTTTCTAATGGGACAATCACTGGAAGAATGACTCATTATAAACCCAACATGGCTCAAATACCTTCTGTTCATAGTCAATATGGTAAAGAATGCAGAGCTTGTTGGATAGTTCCAGAAGGTTATAATCTTGTAGGTGTAGATGCAAGTGGTTTAGAAATAAGAATGTTAGCACACTACATGGCTGACGAGGAGTATATAAATGAAGTTATCAACGGAGACATTCACACAACTAACCAAAAATTTGCTGGACTTGAATCAAGAAATCAGGCTAAAACTTTCATCTACGCCCTCGTTTACGGAGCAGGAGATGCAAAAATTGGGAGTATTATTAAAGGAAGTAGAGCAGAAGGTAAGCAGTTGCGAGAACGCTTTCTTATTAGTCTCCCTTCATTTAACACACTTAAAAAACGAGTTGATGTTGCAACAAGAAAAGGATTCATAACCGGATTAGATAAAAGAAAAATTTTCATAAGACATTTTCACGCTGGATTGAATACTTTATTACAAGGCGGTGGATCTATTGTTATGAAACAAGCTTTGATTTTACTTGATGAATCTTTAAATCTTAACAATATTAATTATAAGTTTGTTGCTAACATACATGATGAGTGGCAGATAGAGGTCCAGGAATCACAAGCAGACTTTGTTGGAAGACAGGCTGTTAAATGTATAGAAGATGCTGGGAAACATTTTAACCTTCGTTGTCAATTAGATGGCGAATACAAGATAGGGAGTAATTGGAGTGATACACACTAATAATATAGAAAGAGTAAAAAACAAAAAATTTGAAGACGGAGAATGGTGGTATGTAGGTCAGGCAGATGGAAGACGTAGAGTATCTGCTCATGTAGGAAAGAACGAAAGAAGAATGTTTGTTAATGGTAAATACATATCTAAAGATCATCCTCTTCATAAGGCAGGAAACTACAAAACTTTTGAACAAGCAGCTTTTAGCTCACTTGCTAAATATTCAAATACAAAGGAAGGTCAAGTATATATTATAACTAACCCTGCTTGGAAAGGTTGGATAAAAATTGGGATGGCTATAGATTCAAACGACAGGTGTAATTCTTTTCAAACCTCTTCACCTTTTAGAGATTATGTTTTAGAATATAGAAAAGATTTTAAAGATAGAAAACTTTCTGAATTAAAAGCTCATTCTGCATGTAGAAAACAAGCAATTGAAACTAACGGAGAATGGTTTAAGTTATCAATAGAACAAGCAAAAAAAATAATTGAGAATATAGATGAATCATAAAAGCTTGGATACATTAGTAGACGATATATATAAAGCAATAAGTCCTTTATCAAAAGGTAAGCCTATAAAATTATCTAAAAAAGATCTAAAAGAATTTGGAAATGATATGACATTAGCTTTAGAAAGCTGGGCCTCTCCTATTGAAAGGGACACAACCAATAAAAATACTTTAAGAATGTCTAATATTGGTAGAAAAAATAAGCAGCTTTGGTATGATTTAAATTTTAAGAAAGAAGAAAAGGAATTACCACCAAGTCTTTTTATTAAATTTTTATATGGTCATTTATTAGAAGTATTACTTTTATTTTTTGTTAAACTATCCAAACATAAAGTTGAATCATTGCAAAAAGAAGTTTCAGTTAGTGGAATTAAAGGACATATGGATTGTAAAATTGATGGCGAGGTTGTTGATATTAAATCTGCGTCTGGCTTTGCTTTTAAAAAGTTTAAAGACGGGACACTAGCAGAATCTGATGCCTTTGGTTATTTGTCTCAACTTGCTGGATATGAAGCAGCAGAGAAAACTAATGATGGTGGCTTTCTAGTAATTAATAAAGAGACTGGGGAGTTAACATTTTTTAAACCTGAAGATTTAGATAAACCAAATATTAAAAACAGAATTAGAGAAGTAAAAAGAATAGTTAAAAGAAAAACCCCACCAGATTTTTGCTACCCCACGATACCTGAAGGCAAGTCTGGCAATATGAAATTACCTAGAGAGTGTACCTACTGTCCTTATAAATATGAATGTCACAAGTCTTCTAATGATGGAAAAGGGTTGAGAGTTTTCAACTACGCTAAAGGGCCTACATATTTTACTAAAATTATTAACGAGCCAAAGGTTGAAGAGGTTTTATGAATGGTAGAAAAGCAAAAGCAATAAGAAAAAAAGCTCTGGAAATATTATACGAGTGGATTAAAACTATGGTTAGTCCTGAAGAAGCGAAGAAGCTTACTTATACTAAAGCATTAGAACTATTACCAGATGAAACACATGTCTATGCAAATAGACAATTGTTCTTATCTGCTTTTTCTTTTAAATGGATTATTAAAAAAATTAAAAAAATTGAAAAAGAAAAAAGTTTAAATTTAATAAATTTAAAAGATATACAAAATGAATTATAAATTTAATGAAGATAAAATATTAGAAACTATTGGTCAGCATATTGATGCTACCTATAATCAACACTATGCTAATGGTAAGTACCAAGCAACAGATATGATACTAGATGCTGGACACGGAGAAGGTTTTTGTATAGGAAATATTATGAAATACGCTATGAGGTATGGTAAAAAGCAGGGAAAAAACTCAAAAGACTTACTAAAGATTATACACTATGCTATAATAGCACTTTATTTACACAAGGATTAAAATGGTTGAAGATAAAATAGGACAAAAAGAATATTTAGGTATTAAAATTAATTATAATAATGAATCAAGACTTGATAAGTTTAGTCTTGATACTTTAAAAGACAGATATTTCTGGGGAGAAGAAACACATGCACAAGAAGCATTCGCAAGAGCAGCCGTCTTCGGAGCAACCTACAAAGGTAACACAGATTTTGAACTGGCTCAGCGACTTTATGGATACAGTTCCTCGTGTTGGTTTATGTTTAGCACTCCTATACTTAGTAACGGGGGAACAAGTCGTGGGCTTCCTATTAGCTGTTTCCTCAATTATGTACCTGATAGTAGGGATGGGCTATTTACTCATTTTGGCGAAAACATATGGTTGGCAAGTTCTGGTGGAGGTATCGGTGGATATTGGGGAGATGTTAGAAGTAATGGCATTCCTACTACTCACGGTAGTAAGTCTACTGGTTCAATTCCATTTATGCATGTCGTAGATTCGTTGATGTTAGCCTTTAATCAAGGTACAACTAGACGTGGTTCTTACGCTGCATACATGGACATATCACATCCGGAGATTGAAGAGTTTATTGAAATGAGAAAATCTTCTGGCGGAGACATTCATAGAAAAAATCTTAATCTTCACAATGGGATTAACATTACCAATGATTTTTTAAAAGCTATAAAAGAAAACTTGGACTTTAGATTGATTGATCCCAAGACTAATGAGCCTACTAAAATTGTTAATGCTAGAGATTTATGGTGGCAAATTATTAACGCAAGAGCAGAGACAGGCGAACCTTATATGGTTAATATAGATACGTGTAATGAAGCATTACCAAAAGAACAAAAAGATTTGGGTTTAGAAATAAGACAAAGTAATTTATGTTCTGAAATAACACTACCAACTAACGAAGAACGAACAGCAGTATGTTGTTTGTCTAGTGTAAATTTAGAATACTTTGATGAGTGGTCCAAAGACCAGGATTTTATTTCTGATTTAATAACTATGTTAGATAATGTGTTACAACACTTTATAGACAATGCAGTTGATACAAATCAACTAGGAGAATATAATGCAAACTTTAAAAGGTTTAAAAGGTACATCAAAAAAGATAAGCAAGGCTTTACAAAGTCAGCCTATTCAGCGTATAGGGAAAGGTCTCTCGGACTTGGAGCAATGGGTTTTCACGCATATCTTCAATCTAAAAACATTCCGTTTGAAGGTATTTTTGCTACTGGTTTCAACATCAAAGTTTTTAAACACATTAAGGAACGTGCTGTCAAAGCGTCTACCAAGTTGGCTGAAGAAAGGGGTGAAGCTCCTGATGTTTCTGGTAGCTCTATGCGTAATGCTCATCTTCTTGCCGTTGCTCCTAATGCTTCATCTAGTATTATATGTGGTGGAGTATCTCCATCTATTGAGCCATTTCGTGCTAACGCATACACACACAAAACACTATCAGGAACGTATCAAGTTAAAAACAAATTTCTTGAAAAGATATTACGAAAGAAAGGATTAAATGCTAAAGAACTAAATGATATATGGAAAGATATATCAGGTAGTAATGGTTCAGTTCAGCATTTAGATATACTTACTGATGATGAGAAAGCAGTATTTAAAACTGCTGATGAGATAAATCAAATTTGGATTGTTGAACATGCATACAAACGTCAAGAGTTTATATGCCAAGCACAGTCAGTTAATCTTTTCTTTACACTTCCAAAGGCCACAGAGCCTCAAGAAACACACGATGAGTATATGCAGTATGTTAATGATGTTCATTGGTATGGTATGAACAAACTTAAATCTCTATACTACTTTAGATCAAACGCTGCAAGAAGTGTAGAGAACGTTAATATTAAAGTACCACGAATCAAACTTGATGATGTGGATTGTATAGCTTGTGAAGGTTAGGAGTAATTCTAATGGTAAAGGATGAATGGGATAACGACGCACAGTGGAGAAAAGAAAGCGATGAGTGGGTTGCCACAATGGAAAAGTCACGCATGAGAAAAGAAAAATTAAGACTAACAGAGTGCAACCATAAAATAGAAGAATGGTGTGAGGTTTGCAGTTATGATTATGCAACAGGAGAGAAATATGATTTTATATAATATACAAAAGGAGAAGAAATGAGCCTATTAGACACAAGAGAATATTACAAACCATTCGACAACCCTTGGATGTTTGATTATTTTGATTTACAAAATCAAATGCATTGGTTAGCTCGTGATGTTCCACTACATACTGATGTAAAAGATTGGCAAGAATTAGCACCAAACGAAAAGAATTTATTAACTCAAATCTTTAGATTGTTTACACAATCGGATGTTGATGTTGCGTCTGGTTATTATGATAGGTATATGCGTATATTTAAAAAACCTGAAGCAAGAATGATGATGGGTGCGTTTGGAAATATGGAAGGAATCCATCAACATGCATACAGTTTACTGCTTGATACGGTTGGTATGCCTGAGATAGAGTATAAAGCTTTCTCTGAATATGAAGAGATGTCTAACAAGCATGATTATATTCATAATATTAAAACAACTAAAACTGACAAAGAAAGTATTGCAAAAACTTTAGCAGTTTATTCAGCCTTTACAGAAGGACTACAACTCTTTAGTAGCTTTGCAATCTTATTAAACTTCCCACGCTTTGGAAAGATGAAAGGTATGGGACAGATAGTTACCTATTCTATTCGTGATGAGTCGCTACATGTTGAAGCTATGACAAAACTCTTTAGAGAATTTATTAAAGAGAACCTGGAGATATGGACAGATGATTTCAAGAAAGAAATATATAAAATCTGTAGACAGATGGTAGAGTTAGAAGATAAGTTTTTGGATCTAGTGTTTGACATGGGAGATCTCGAAGGGCTTACCAAGAAAGATATGTATGCTTATAATAGATACATAGCTGATAGAAGATTATTACAGCTTGGATTAAAAACAAACTATAATCAAAGAGAAAATCCTCTTGGTTGGATTGATGAGGTAATGGGCATTGAACATCAGAACTTCTTTGAGGGCCGTGCTACTACCTATATGAAAGCAGGTCTACGTGGTAGGCAAGATAAAATTAAATTTACATCCTTGGAGATAGAAGATGATAAATAAAAAAGAAGCAAACTTGGTAAGTTTTAAAGTTCTTCTTACAAGAGACAATAAAATTATGACAGAATTTAGTATGCTGTCAGAAGATAAAGTTGATGGAATATTTTCAATAGATGAAAGAGATTTAATAAAAGTAATACTTAAAAAAGGTAAAGAGAAATTAAAACCAATGCATACTTATTTGCAACGTGAATTACAGGCTTTAAAATAACATGAAAGTATTAAGTTTATTTGATGGTATGAGTTGTGGTCAACTTGCTTTAACTCAGCTTGGAATTAAGATTGACAAATATTATGCAAGTGAGATAGATAAGTATGCAATACAAATTACTCAAAAGAATTTTCCAGATACTATTCAAATTGGAGATGTCTGTAATATAAAATCAGAAGATTACAAAGATGTAGACTTAATATTAGCCGGTTCGCCTTGCCAAGGATTTAGCTTTGCAGGTAATCAGTTGGCGTTTGATGATCCCAGGTCTGCTTTGTTTTTTGAATTTATTAGATTATTAAAAGAAATTAAACCTAAATATTTCTTATTGGAAAATGTCAACATGAAAAAAGAATTTTTAGATATTATATCGAGAGAGGTTTCAAGATGCTATCCAGAACTTCCGTTTGGATTTGAAAGAATTAAGATTAATTCTTCTCTTGTTTCAGCACAAAATAGAGTAAGGTGGTATTGGACTAATATATCAAATGTAACTTATCCTGAAGAAAGAGGTATAGTTATTAGGGATATTCTTGAAACTACTGTTTTAAAGCAATTTAAAATAAAAGATGAAACAGTACCTAAATATGTACCTAATGAAGAAGGGGACTTTTGCGATCCTTACAATAAAAAAATGATTAAGGGAGATAAATCAACAACACTTAGGACAAATTCATCTAATGGTAATACTTGGATAAAGCAAACTAGCTATAACCCTCAAAGAGTTGGCACTCATGTTGAGCAAGTTAAGGTAAGAAAGCATGAGGTTGACATAACAGCTTTGCAATATTTATTGCGAGAAATGAAAGTTGAGTCTAAAAAAACTAACAGACAAATAGCCGAAGAAACCAACCTACCTATTACCAAAGTTGAGCATTGGTTTAGAACTGATAGTAGCTTTGCAATACCAAGTGATGATGTTTGGTTTAAATTAAAAGAAGTTCTTGGCATACAAACAGAAGTCTTTGATAAACCAATCATGGAGTTTGAATATCGTGATGGTGTGTATGAAAGCACACAAAGAGTTTATGGAGATCATGGTAAATCACCAACACTTACAGCATCTAATTCAGATCAGTTAATACAAACTAGCGATAAACCTCAAAAAATACATGACATACCAAAAGATGTATTAAAAGATAATGAAAGGCAAAGAAGGGTTTATTCTAAAGAAGGCAAATCACCTACATTACTAGCAAGATCAGATAGTCCGAAAGTAATGAAAAGCGATAAACCTGAACACATAGGAACAGCAGTTGATGTAAATGGACACGATATATTAAAGCGTGTGTATTCGCCTGATGGCAAGTCTCCAACAGTTAATACGATGGGCGGTGGTAACAGAGAGCCGAAGGTGGTTGTTGATGTTCGAGCAATGACAGAAGTGCGAACACCTGAAGCTAATCAAATAAGATACGAGCATAAAAGAAAAACAGGAAAAGATTGGTCGCCCAGGCATATGAGACATTTAATTGAAAGACCAGACGAGAAAATGAATACACTTACAGGTGCATTAACTAAACAGCACATATTACAAATAACTAAAGATCCAAACCAAGAAGTCTATTGGCGAAAGCTAACACCATTAGAATGTGAACGCTTACAAACAGTTCCAGATAATTATACTGAAGGAGTATCAAATACTCAAAGATACAAGATGCTTGGCAACGGCTGGACCATTGAAGTAATCAAACATATCCTAAAAAATATAATTAATTATTAGCTAAAGGATTTCCATCCACATCTTCTTT